CTCTCTTGGCCGGGTGCCTCATCCATGTGTAGTGCTTTCCTTCTAGGTGCACGGTGGTATAATGTCCACTCACGATATGGGCGTTGCCAGGGTACCTGGTGTTGGTGTATGTGCGTAAGAATGCTTCGTTGATGGGTTTATGTGCGTCAAATCCCGGGTCATCACTGACTCTATAGAACCTCATGCGATCTCGAAAAGGATATCCAACTACTGTAGAACCTTTTGGTAATTGACCTGTGTGTTCTCTGTGTGCCAGTCGCAGTTGCAAACTACTTCCTGCCGTCTTTGGTATGTGATGGAAACAATATTGCACGTGACTATTTAAATGTCAGATAGTACAGTCACAAAAAAAGGCGACCGAAGCCGCCCTTCTTTGAAAATAAAATAAGCTGGGCTTATTTGAATTTTAAGTTCGCACTTGTGATACCTACTAATCCAACGTAGTCCGCCGCGTTACCTAGTGAAGATGCAGTGTTCGTTAATTCAACGTAACCGTATCTTGTTAGGAAACCAACAACTGGTTCGAAAGTAGATGGATCAAGAACAACACCACTTGACATTAAAGGAATGTAAGGACAATAGAACGCTGGTGCGTCTGCCTCACTTGCTCCTTTGTAACCAACTAGTACTGAAGTACCGTCAGATGCGTAAGCGTCTACGTATACTCTCATTGAAGCGTTTAACGTACCAACAAATTTAGTGTTAGTAGGTGCTTCAAAAGTACCTTCAGTTGATCTAGCAAATGCTGAAGTTGTTGCTGACTGAAGAATAGTCAAAGCTGTTGGAGATACTACTGCGTAGTTTCCAGCGCCTCTTCTTGTTCTTGTAGCTATTTGGTTAGCAACTCTGTTGATAAGAACAGCTAATGCCGCGTGTTCATCACCAACGAAAGTAGCTGTACCAGATACAGCAGATTGGTCAAAAGTCTCAGAAGCCGTTCCAGCTAATGTTCTTAATGAACCAATTACTTCTTGGTCGATTTCTGCAGTGATCTCTTGAGCTAATGCCGCCATGATTTCTGCTTCTACATCGATTCCTTGTTGTGCTTGAGCATCTTGAGCCGCTTCAAACGTCCATCTAGCTGATAATTTTCTAGACTTGGCTTCAACCGGTTGTTTCAAGATCTGGATTGATAATCTTTTTCCAGGTGTTCCCTCTAAAGAAGCTGTTGAAGCCGCTTTTGGAGTAGTATTGTTCTGGTTACCAGAGTATGCTTTCGCAATTTTGAAAGGAGATAATGCTTCTTCACCTGCTGTCGTGTTTGACGCAACTGTATCTGCATATCTTATTCTTAGTGTGTGAATTTGTCCTACGGGACCAGTCATCGGTTGTACACCAACGATTTCGTTTGCAATAACAGTAGGCATAACCCTTCTGATTACTGGTAGGATAACTCTGTTTAACGTAGCAACGTTACCGGCAGATGTAGCACCTGCAGTAGATTGCTCTGACAAATATCTCTTAGTGTTTTCTAAGATAACATCCATCGTCTTTTTCTTGTTGCCTGCTAAACCTTCTGTAAGAGCGGCTTTAGTTTCGCCCCATTTTGATTCAAATATATCTGACATTTGTAATCTTCCTTTAGTTTAGTTAATTATATACCCGCTAATTTACGGATATTTGTTAAGTCAGCATCTTCCCTTTGTGCTCTGTCGCCGCCGCTCTCAGAAAGAACTTTCGTTTTTCCTGCAACTGCTTTGTCAGCCATCACGTGTGGTAGATACTTGTTGAATGATGCTTCAAGTTTAGCAGTTGAAACTGATTCCAACAACTGAGCCATTACTTCACTCTTCTCTTTGCCCAACGGATTGAGCATCTCGGCCATCTTTTCCTTACGTTCCATCAAGTCTGCTTGTCTTTTGGACGTAGCTTGTTCTGACTCAATCACCGCTTGTTTTTCTTCGAGAGCCTTCTCCGCGTCTTTTAATTTAAGTGTAGTTTCATCCACAACTTTCATCATCTTCGAAGTCTCAGATTTCTCATTTAAGTAAGATGCCTGGTACTCTGAAGCGAACGCTTCGAATATTTTCTTGCCAAAGTTCACTGTTCTTGCCGCAGTAATGTCTTCCTTAAGAGATGATAACTCTTCAGCAAGTTTTTTGTTTACAGCAGACTCTACAACTTTAGCAGATCTTGTTATGAAAGCTTCTTTCATCTTAGCCATTTGTTTTTTGGCCTCGGCTACTAGTTTAACTTTCGTCTCCACAACGCCTTTTTTGTCTTCATGGAACTCTTTGATTTCTTTTGCAAGAGCACCAACAACGAATTCTTCCATCTTCTTGAAGTTTTCGTGAACACCTTTTCTGTCGCCGTGTAGTTCTTTTAACTCTTCTGATAGTTTAGAAAGCATAAATGATTCTAATTTAGCAGAGTGAGCGCCTACATTTTCTTTGTAAGCTATTTTTTCTTGTGCAAGTGCTTTTCTGTCTTCAACGAACTTCGAGATCTCTTCGCTTAACTTCTCGCCCATCATCTTGTCGATGGCTTCGATCATGTTCCCTTTGTCGTGTTCATATCTTTTTGCGAATTCTTCTCTTAATTCCGCACCTACTTGTTCTTTGTTTTCTTTGATTTTAGAATCCCAAGCTTCAGAGATACTTTTTTGAACATCTTCTGATATTGCTCCTGACTCAACCAATTTTGATATTGCATCAATCATTATTTTAGGTCCTTTATTATGTTTGTTAACGCCTCTTTGAGGAACTTCTGTGCTTTTGGGTCATTTCTAACTTCTGCCGCCAAACCCTTTGCCATGTTACCACCCTTTGTATTCATTAGGTGTTCGTAAATTGGCGTGGGGTAAGCACCTGGTGCCGAAGGTTGGGCCACAACATCAACTGTGATGATCTCGAAGTCTGAAACTTCACCGTTTCCGTACTCGGACATGTTTCCAGATCCTCTACTTGATACGCCTAGTTTCACACCTGATTCCAACATAGTTTTGACAAGTTGGCCCATTGGTGTTGGTAAGATTTTCATCTTACCGTATCCATTTGGTCCGTCCATCCACATCTCTGTAATCATGTGGGACACACGGTCCAAATTAATCTTTAAATCATCCGGGTGATCCACTTCACCTAACACAGAGTATCCTGATGTAATCTGATCGTTCAGTGTTTTAGTCGCTCTCGCAATCTCTGACACTGGGTACGTTCTCTGATTAGCATTTTTAATCCCACCTTGAATACAGATACCTTTCATGTACAAATCCTTACCTTCGTTCTCGTGTAAGATCTGTAATCTGGCTTCGTTAAAAGTTAGATTCTCTCTTAGATATAGTGATGACATCCGATGACCTCCTTTTTATCAACAGTCTCTAGCAATTACTTGCCTGAGATTGGTGATTTTGCAGATTTTTCTGATCCGTCAGCTGTAACTGGCTTAGGAGCTGGAGATTTCATTGAAGTACCTCTAGCTTTTCCACCTGTGTTTTCAAACTCACCAGCCATTTTCTGTGGTGTTGACGATCCATTAATGGAAGTCGATGCACCTGCACTACCGCTGTCCGCTTGTGCTTGAGTCATGTTAGAACCGCTTGCGCCTGTTTTAACTTTTGATCCGCCTACAACTGGTGTTGCACCTTTTGCCGCTTTGTCTGAGTGATCAGCATGATCGGCTTTCACTGGATTTTTGTACTCTTTCATTTTTTCTTTATCCATTTTCTTGCCGGCCATCATGTCTTTCTTGCCTTCATATGACATTTCTGGCTGAGTTTCAACTGCTGGCATTTCCAAAGACTCGTCTTCTTTGTCTTCTTCGCCATCTTTGTTACCCATCATTGCTTCGAATTCCGCTTTTAGTTCGTCTAAAGCATCTTCTAAGTCAACTACTCTGTCTTCAACATCACCTTCTGCGTCACCTTCTGCATCTTTGTCCATGTCCATGTCCATCTCTGGTTTGTCCATTGCATCGTGCTCACCTTCTTGATCTGCTGAGATGTCTTTAACCAATTCGTCAGTAGCGTCGCCGCCCATTTCTTCAATTGATTCTTCTTCAGTAGTTTCTGATTCTGTAGCTTCGTCTTCGATTTCTACCACTTCATCAACCTGCTCGTCTGATTTAGCTTCTTCGGTAGTTTCGTCAACTTTAGCATCTTCTTTTGATTCTTCTGCAGTTTCTTCTACTTTGTCTTCTGTAGACTCGTCTGCTAGTCTCGTAGATATCTCTTGATTTTCTACTACGATTTCATGGAATAAAGCTTCTGCTTTATCATTTTCTTCGTTTATTAGTAGTTCTAATAAACTTTCAAATTTATTGTTTGACATTTACACGTGCTCCTTTGTTTTACGTAAGATTTGTACTTATAAGTGTTTGTATTTACTGTAAAGGTGAGAAAACGGTGCTGAAAGGTGGTTTAACTAGACTTTTATGTTAGAAACCGATGTATCTCTTGATGTTGTTGAAAAATCCACGTTTGGAGTTCTGGACCTTTTCCCAATCAGCGATCTCTCGCCACAGTCTTTCACGCCATCCCCATGCTTGTCCACACTTGGAACAGATCACAACCTTGTCAGAAGAGCCAAAACCAAACCTTATGCCCTCGTGTTCGATGCCATCTGGGCCAGGACCGTAGCAGGTGAATGCGTCATCCCATTTCTCTATGCCGCCATCGGTTCCGTCGGTTCCGCCCTTGGATACGAAGTTCATTGTCTCGAAACTGATTCTGTGT